CAAAGGTATTGCTGTTATTTTTCTAGCTCATAGCGGTATAGCGAAAGTTAAGAACCGTCCAGATGTTGAAGCTTATAGCACCTGGTCATTGGACATGCACGAAGCAAGCCGAAAGATTTACGTAGCGACCAGTGACGCGGTTTTATACCTAAAGTCTAAAGAGTTTGTAATGGGTAGCGAGAAAGACAAGAAAGGCAACGTAAAGTCATTCGGTAAAGTCTCAAGTACTGGCGAGCGTGTATTGATCGCAGCAAGTGAGGGAACAATTGGCTATGTCGATGCAAAAAACCGCTATGACTTTCCAGAAGAAATTGAAGTAAACAAGGGTGAAAATCCACTATTGGAATTGATCCCATTTTTTAACGCTGGCAGTAATGCCGTAAACGCTGGCGCGGCTAGCAACAACACAACAGAAAAAGAAGGTAAATAATCATGAGTTTTTGGGATCTTAACGACGGAACAAAAGCAGAATCAAATAACACGTTTGAGCTTGCAAGCGGCAATCTTGAACCTATTCCAAACGATACAACCTGTATTGCAGCGATTGAAGAAGCTAAGTGGGATAGCTATCAAGATGACCGTTATATCTCTCTAAAGTGGCGAGTTATGCAGCCGGATGCTTACGCTAATCGTGTGGTGTTTCACAAGATTAAAGTCTTTGGCATGGCTAACGATAAAGATCCGCAAGCGACAGCGGATAAGGCTAAGCGTATGTTAGCGGCGATTGACGCGAACGCTGGCGGTAAGCTAATGCAAGTTACTGGCGAACCTTCTGATATGGATTTAATGTCTGCGTTGGTCGGCAAAATGATGGCTACCAAAATGATGGTGTGGGAATTCAAAAAGCCAGATACCGGCGAAGAAATGTCGGGTAATTGGATTGCTGCGGTAGCGCCAGCTAAAGGTGCTGAGATTAGCAGGCCTGAAGCTAAGCCCGCGCAAGAACCTGTTGAGCATAATCTAACAGATGATATTCCATTTTAATTAGTGTGCGCCCCTTCGGGGGCTTTAAATTTTTATTTTAGGGGAAGCTTATGGAACAACGATCACAAGAATGGTTTAAGGCAAGAAAAGGTAAACTAACAGGATCAAATATTGGCGCGGCATTGGGCGTAAATCCCTGGAAAACTCCAGGGGATTTGATCAGGCAAATGGTGCGTAACTATCATGGTGCTGAGTCCGAGTTTACAGGCAATATAGCTACAGAGTACGGTACTTTGCATGAATCGTTAGCAACAATGGAATATTTTGGCAAGACTGGTAATTTTGTTGAGGAGTGCGGATTTATTGTCCATCCTGAACATGATTGGCTTGGCGCTAGTCCAGACGGATTAATAGATAATGATGGCGTTATAGAAATTAAATGCCCGTTCGGATTACGAGACAAAAAAGAGCCAGAATTTAAAACAGCTATACAGCAACCGCATTACTACGCGCAAATGCAAATTGAAATGGCGGTAACTGGGCGCAAGTGGTGTGACTTTTATCAATGGACAAAACATAGCGATAGTTTAGAGCGTGTTGAGTTTAGTCATGATTGGTTTGATAAAAACTTGCCAGCGCTTAAAGCTTTCTATAAGTGGTATTTGAGTGAATTAGATAATCAAGATCACCTTGAGCCGAAGCAGGTTGAGATTAACACGTTATCTGCTGACGAGCTGATAAAAGAATATGATCAGTTAAGCGCTAGAATTGATGACGCTACAGCAAGAAAGAAAGAAATTCTTGATAGTCTTATCAAAACAGCCAAAGAGCGTAACGCGATCATTTGCGGTAGAAAGCTAACTAGGGTCGAACGAAAAGGGTCTATAGGTTACGCAAAAATAGTTAAAAAGCATCTTCCTGATTTGGATCTTGAGCCATATACGGGTAAGGCTACTAGCTATTGGAAGTTAACGTAATGCAGTTGCGCCCCTACCAACAACAGGCCGTTGACGCGGCCACCTCTTGGATGAAACAGCGCTTAGAGCCTGCTTTATTAGAGCTTGCGACCGGCGCGGGCAAATCGTGGATATGTGCGGCCATTGCACATTGGCTAACTGAAAGGACAGGTAAAAAAGTTTTATGCCTTCAGCCATCCAAGGAGCTAACAGAGCAGAACCATGAAAAATACCTAGCAACCGGCAATACTGCGAGTATTTTTAGTGCTGCTGCTGGCTCAAAGTGTATGCGTCATAATGTCGTTTATGGAACGCCAGGAACGGTTAAAAATTCAATAAGCCGTTTTGGTGACGCATTCACGGCAGTCATTATTGATGAGGCCCACGGCATTACACCAACGATAAAATTCATTATTGAAAAGATGAGGGAGAAAAATCCAAGGGTTAGAGTTATTGGCATGACCGCCACGCCATACCGTCTAAACACCGGCTACATATATCAATATGACACAAGTGGTCAGCATGTAGGTGAGGATTGCGCGAAAGAGCCTTATTTTAATAAGCTACTCTATTCTATTGATACAGATGAGCTAATTGATATGGGGTTTTTAACGCCTGCTCATGCTGATCCAGATATTGCAGATAATTACGCCGCCGGTAATATGCAATTAAATTCAAGAGGGCAATTTAACGCTAAAGAAATGGAGCAGGTTTTTGAGGGTAAAGGCCGTTTAACATCACAGATTGTAGCAGACGTGGTTACTCATGCCGCAAATAGAAGAGGTGTTATGCTGTTTGCCGCCACGGTCCAGCACGCTAAGGAAATCTTGCAAAGCTTGCCGGTTGGCAATGCTCGAATGCTAGGTGGTGATATAAACATGAAAAAGCCGGAGCGCGAAAAGCTTGTTAGTGATTTTAAGCGCCAGGAGTTTAAATATATTGTTTCGGTTGCAACTTTGACAACTGGTTTTGATGCTCCGCACGTTGATCTAGTTGCGATACTAAGGCCAACAGAATCGCCAGGATTATTGCAGCAAATCATAGGACGCGGTTTACGCCTGCATGACGGAAAAGAAGACTGCTTAGTATTGGATTACGCTGAGAACATAGATCGTCATAAATTGCAGGAAGGGTTATTTACCCCAGAAGTGAAAGTAAGTGGCGGCGCTAGCGGTGGCAAAATGATTGATGCTAAGTGTGGTGAATGTGGTTATATTAACCAATTCAAGGCGCGGCCAAATCCAGATGATTTTAAGATAAGTGAGGAGGGTTACTTCTTAGATGCTGCTGGTAATGAGATTGAAACCGAACAAGGCTTTATGCCAGCGCATTTTGGTCGCAGATGCTTTGGAGAGGTTAAAAAGTCCAAAGGAGTTTATGAAAGGTGTGGTGCGCGGTGGACGTTCAAAGAGTGCCCGGAGTGCCATGGTGAGAACGATATAGCAGCGCGCTTTTGTACTGAGTGCAAAGAGGAATTAGTTGATCCAAATGAAAAGCTAAAGCGTGATTTTATGCGGATCAAGAAAGATCCTTATATTGCTACGGTTGACAAAGTGCTGGATTGGAAAGTTGAGCGCCACGTGTCCATGAAGGGCAATGATACCGTTAAATGCACCATAAGAACGGAGTATAGAAGCTTTAAGGTGTACTACACACCTAAACACAAATCTAATTGGGACCTGCTTAATAAAGCTATTTACAGCGGCCATATTGCGCCGGATATTGATGTATTTATGGCGCACTTATCCAAAAGCAGAAAGCCCGAAACAATAACATGCAAGAAGCGGCGCGGATCAGATTTCTATGATGTGATTGCATACAATCAAAAAGAGGAAAATATATGAAGTTTCCAGAATGGTTGCCAGTGTATGGTGATCAGAAGTTTAGAGGGGATTGCCCACAAGAAAGTGCTGAACAGGTAGCGTTTTTTAATATTATTAGAGGTTGCGCTCCAGGCATAGGGACAACAGCTGTACACCCAAAAAACGAAGCAAAAAGAAAAGGAAAAGACTTTCACAGACTGAACCTGGATAAAGCTCTTGGATTAACTCCAGGTGCTTCGGATATTATCATCCCTGGTTGTCCTTCTTTTGTTTGTGAAATGAAAAGACAGGATCACACAAAAAGCAGTTGGCAGAAAGATCAATTGCGGTATTTAAAAGATTGCAGAAATAACGGCGCTTTTGTGTGTGTGGCGCTAGGGCATGAAGCAGCATTAGAGGCGGTTAATGTATGGATAGACCTAGTAAGCGAATTGCAAGAGCACTTGAAGGGGAAATGCCCCTGGAAGTATTGAGCAAGGCTGAATTATCAGCCATGCGCTTTCCAATTTACCAGCAAGCTTGCAAAGTGTTGCAGGTTAGCAACGAAAGAAAACGGGCTTATTTTGAAAGCTTGCCGCCTGAGATATGCGGCTTGCTCAGGAAAGAATGCCGCCGAATATACGACTTAAGAAGAGGTGTTAAATGAATTATTGTAAAGATGGCTTTTGCCAAGGCCCGCTAATTAACCTGACCAGCCAAAACACCAAGCTCTGTGTAGACTGCTTAAAAGAGTACGACAACAAGCTTAAACCGCACCAGAAACCATTAATCAAACACACACGTTAAATATACTAAAATAATACTTGTATTATTAGATAGCAGGGTTTATAGTTACTTCAACACTAGC